AACCGAAGACAACCCCGCAAGCACCGAACCGGTGTGGCAGGGCTGTCTCTCGTACAGATAGATTATTATCGAGCCGAAAGGCTCTTTTTTAATGCCATGAAAGGAGGCTCGCCGATGGGCGATTTTAAATATATCCCCACCCCGCTGATGCTGCCGACCTCGCACTACGACGAGCGGCGGGCGGATTTCGCGGTGGGTTTTATTTCCATGCTCAAACACACCACGGGCGAATGGTACGGCAAGCCGTTCCACCTCATGCCGTGGCAGGAGCAGATTGTTCGTGACATCTTCGGCATTGTTGACGCGGACGGCTACCGCCAGTTCCGAACCGCCTATGTGGAGGTCGGCAAGAAAAACGGTAAGTCGGAGCTTGCGGCGGCTATTGCCCTTTACCTCCTGTTCGCGGACGGCGAAGCGGGTGCCGAGGTCTACTCCTGCGCCGCCGATATCAACCAGGCAAGCATCGTTTTCAACACCGCCAAGGCGATGGTGGAGCAATGCGGGGATTTGGCGAAGCTGTCTAAACTCGTGCCCTCCACAAAGCGGATTATCTTCCCGCACACCAACAGCTTCTACCGTGTGCTGTCCTCTGAGACCAAGTCCAAACAGGGCTTCAACGTGTCGGGGCTTATCTTCGACGAGTTGTTCGCACAGCAGACCAGAGAGCTATTCGACACGATGACAAAATACACGGGCGACGCCAGACGGCAGCCGCTCTACTTTCTCATCACCACGGCAGGCAGGGACAAAACCTCCATCTGCTACGAAATTCACTGCAAGGCAAAAGCCGTGATGGACGGTTCGAAAATCGACCCTGCCTTTTATCCTGCGGTCTTCGGTATCGAGGAGGAGGACGATTGGCAAGACGAAACAGTCTGGCGCAGGGTGAATCCCTCCATCGGCGTGACGATTCCGTTTGAAACCGTGCAAGCCGCCTACGAGCAAGCCAAGCAGAACCCCGCCGAGGAGATGCACTTTAGGCAATTCCGGCTGAATGAATGGTGCAACGCCGACATCCGATGGATGCCTATGGATAAATGGGATGCCTGCGGGCAGCGTGACGCTGCACCCAATTCGCCTGCGGCGCAACCCCTTGAAACCCAGATGGAAGGTAGGGACTGCTACTGCGGTCTGGATTTATCCAGCACAGGCGATTTGACCGCTCTGGTTCTGGTATTCCCGCCTGGGAACGGCGAAACGAAATATACAATCTTGCCCTATTACTGGCTGCCTGAGGACGTGATCGACCTCCGCACCCGGCGAGACCATGTGCCATACGAGGTGTGGAAGAAGATGGGCGTGTTCAACACCACCGAGGGTAATGTGGTGGACTACGACTATATCGTGGCGTTTATCGCCAAACTGTCGGAGCGATTCCGTATCCGTGAAATTGCCTATGACCGATACGGCGCGGAGAAAATCCGACGCGACCTTGAGGAACTGGGCGCGGAACACGGCTTTGAGGTGATTCCGTTCGGGCAGGGCTTTATCAGTATGTCGCCTCCCAGCAAAGACTTCTACCAGTTTGTGATGGAAGGCAGGATATGCCACGGGCGGCATCCCGTCCTCGACTGGAACATGGGTAATGTCATCATCGACCAGGACGCGGCTGGCAACATCAAACCCAATAAAAAGAAATCCACAGAGAAAATCGATGGTGTTGTCGCCCTTATCATGGGGCTTGCCCGAGCCACCATCGGCGGCATTACTGACAGTGTTTACTCGGAAAGGGGGTTGTTATTTATATGAGTGTATTTTCAGGACTTTTTCGCTCAAGAGATAAGCCGGAAGACGGCCGCCGTCCCAAGAACCGCTCCGGCGGCACTCTGGGTTTTTTATTTGGAAGCACCACAAGCGGTAAGGCGGTCAATGAGCGGACGGCGATGCAGACAAGCGCGGTCTATGCTTGCGTGAGGATTCTGTCCGAATCCATCGCGGGCTTGCCGCTTCATGTCTATCACTACAACCGTGATGGCGGCAAGGAGCGCACTCCCCGCCATCCGCTGTATCGTCTTTTGCATGACGAGCCTAATAGTGAAATGACCTCGTTCGTGTTCCGTGAGACGCTGATGGCGCACCTGCTGATCTACGGCAACGCCTACGCACAAATAATCCGGAACGGAAACGGTCAGCCAATCGCCCTTTACCCGCTGCTCCCGAACAAGATGGATGTAAGCCGAAGCAAATCGGGAGAATTGCTCTACACCTATTACCGCGACGCGGATGAAGCCGGACTGAACGCAAAAGGCGGATATATCACGCTGCGGAAAGACGAGGTACTTCACATTCCGGGGCTTGGATTTGACGGCTTAATAGGTTACTCGCCGATAGCAATGGCGAAAAACGCTATCGGTATGGCTCTTGCGACGGAGGACTACGGCGCGGCGTTCTTCGCAAACGGTGCGAACCCCGGCGGCGTATTGGAACATCCCGGCGTAATCAAGCCGGAGCAAGCCGACCGCTTGCGGGAAAGCTGGCAGTCCCAGTTTGGCGGTGCGAATGCCCACAGGGTGGCTGTTTTGGAGGAAGGACTCAAATTCCACCAGATGAGCATACCGCCCGAACAGGCGCAGTTCCTCGAGACACGGAAATTCCAAATCAACGAGATTGCTCGAATTTTCAGAGTCCCTCCCCATATGGTGGGCGACCTTGAGAAATCGAGCTTTTCTAATATCGAGCAGCAGTCGCTGGAATTCGTGAAATACACCCTCGACCCGTGGGTGGTGCGCTGGGAGCAGAGCCTTCAGCAGTCGCTGCTTCTGCCCTCCGAGAAAACATCCATTTTCATCAAGTTCAATTTGGACGGCCTGCTTCGCGGCGATTACCAAAGCCGAATGAACGGGTATGCCGTCGGTCGGCAGAACGGCTGGATGTCAGCCAACGACATCCGGGAACTGGAGGATATGAACCGCATTCCAACCGAGGAAGGCGGCGATTTATATCTGGTCAACGGCAATATGCTCCCGCTGTCACAGGCGGGCAATTTTTATGATAAGGAGGCGAACAGCCAATGAAGAAATTTTGGAACTGGGTGCGGGATGAAACCACCGAGGAACGCACCCTTTATCTCAACGGCGTCATTTCAGACGAAACCTGGTGGGGCGATGAAATAACCCCAAAGATGTTCAAGGATGAACTGCTCGCGGGGGCAGGCAACGTCACTGTGTGGATCAACTCGCCCGGCGGCGACGTGTTCGCGGCGGCGCAAATCTACAATATGCTGATGGACTACACCGGGAAGATCACCGTCAAGATTGACGGGTTGGCGGCATCGGCGGCAAGTGTGATTGCAATGGCGGGCGGTGATGTGTTTATGTCGCCGGTGTCCATGCTGATGATTCACAACCCCTCCACCATCGCCATCGGCGACAGCGAGGAGATGCTCCGCGCCAAAGCCCTGCTGGACGAGGTAAAGGAGAGCATCATTAATGCCTACGAGCTGAAATCCGGGCTGTCCCGCGCGAAGCTTTCCCACCTCATGGACGCTGAAACCTGGATGAACGCCAACAAGGCTATTGAACTGGGCTTTGCGGATAAAATCATGTTCGCCGAGGGCGAAACAACCACCGCCGACAGCCTGATTTTCTCACGTATGGCGGTCACAAATTCTTTAATCAGCAAGCTGCCAAAGCAGCAAAAACCGAAAACGGGAACCCCAATCGAGTCGCTGGATAAGCGACTGTCTTTAATCACCCACTAAATTTGAGGAGGATAACACAATGAGTAAAATTCTTGAACTGCGCGAAAAGCGCGCCAAGGCATGGGACGCGGCAAAAGCGTTCCTCGACACCAAGCGCGGCAACGACGGGTTTCTGTCCGCCGAGGATACCGCCGTTTATGAGAAGATGGAAGCCGATGTCGTGGCTCTTGGCAAAGAGGTCGAGCGTCTCGAGCGGCAGTCTGCCATCGACCTGGAACTCTCCAAAGCTACCAGCAATCCTATCACCAATACACCCTCCAAGGGCGCCGAGGAAAAGACCGGCCGCGCTTCCGCTGAGTATCGGAAAGCCTTCTGGAACGCCATGCGCACCCGCGGTAACGAGGGTCTTGACATGAGCGTAAAAAACGCCCTGCAGATCGGCACCGATTCCGAGGGCGGCTATCTCGTTCCCGACGAATTCGAGCGCACCCTCGTGGAAGCCCTCGAGGATGAGAACATTTTCCGCAGGCTGGCCAATGTCATCACCACATCTTCCGGCGACCGCAAGATTCCGGTCGTAGCCTCCAAGGGCACGGCTTCGTGGATCGATGAGGAAGGCACCATTCCCGAGAGTGACGACGCCTTCGGTCAGGTATCCATCGGCGCCTACAAGCTGGGAACCCTCATCAAGGTCTCCGAGGAACTGCTGAACGACAGCGTGTTCAATTTGGAAGCATATATCTCCAGAGAGTTTGCCCGCCGTATCGGCAATAAGGAAGAGGAAGCCTTCTTTGCCGGCGACGGCTCAGGAAAGCCTACCGGCATTCTCGCCGCCACAGGCGGCGCTCAGGTCGGTGTGACCACGGCAGGCGCAGCGGCTGTCACCATCGACGAGGTACTTGACCTCTTCTATTCACTGAAGGCGCCTTACCGCAACAGAGCGGTGTTTGTCATGAATGACGCCACCGTGAAGGCAATCCGCAAGCTGAAGGACGGCCAAGGTCAGTATCTCTGGCAGCCTTCCCTGCAGGCAGGTCAGCCCGACACCATCCTGAACTGCCCTCTGTACACCTCGGCATATGTGCCTACCATGGCCGCAACCGCCAAGACCGTCGTGTTCGGCGACTTCAGCTATTACTGGGTAGCCGACCGTCAGGGGCGCGTGTTCAAGCGATTAAACGAACTCTTTGCGGTCACCGGCCAGGTGGGCTTTGTCGCTACCCAGCGCGTGGACG